GTAGTGACATTGGCTATTGTTTAATGTTTCAAAGTAGCCAAATAAACTACTATTCCATTCCTTTGTTTTGACCTTTGGAAACAAATGAGCCATTATAAAATCTTGTATGCCAAGCATGGCAACATCGCAGCTTTCATCTTCCGCTAACTCGTTTATATAACTTGCTATACTACCTATGTCATCCAAGTGATGCATTGATCCTCTCCAAATAAATCTTATCTTATCTTCTATCTTAGGTACTGGCATGAATGGCTGAATAATTGGATTCCAACCATTATTAATAACTGTGCTTGCAATGCCTTCGTGATATGGCATATAATACTTTTGCAAGGCATGAGTAGAATATATAATGTGGTTAACAAAGCCAAAGCAATCCTCAACCGTTTTTCTCATTGCCTCATGGCTTAGTCCAATGTGTGCAGGGTTAGTGCGTGTTGTTTCGTGCAGATTATCGTCATGGTCAATGATTATCTTCTTACCCATCCTTTTGCACTCTCTTAGCATTTCAAAGTATGCCATCCCATTCGGAGACTTAGCCACTACCACATCAACATCCATTAAATCATACCACTTTGCCGATTCAATGGCAAGGTATCTAATGTCATGCCCCATGTAGGCATAGCAGCCAACTGTCCGATAGAAGTCGGTAGCTGGAGAGTTGATGTTTGTAAAAATGGCTATTTTCATCGTGTTAGGTTTATTGGTCTAAAAATTCCCTTGTAGGTACTGTCAATGTTGACCCAGTATATCTTGCAACTCCTTTTGTTATTCTTACATCATCTATATAACCATTAAAATTTTGTGCATAGGAAATAAGACCTCCTACACACGTTATTGGAGCTGATATATTTGTACTATTTGTAATTGTAGAACCTATTTGATTTCCATTAACATATACTTTTAGACTTGTACCACTTCTTGAAATTGCAACATGATACCAATTATTTTGAGTAAATGTAAAGGATTCATTAAATATATCGGCACTTCCAAAAACATTCATACTAATACCTATACTCGTTACACTACCTCTTAAATTTACTATTGGTTCATTAGTTGCATCGCCTCCAATAATTGTATTAAATGAACCAGGTTGACTTAATGGATATATCCAAAATTCAATAGTAAAATCACCAGTACCTAATGTAAGATTTGAATTATTAGGTATTTGTAAATAATCTCCAGCTCCATCAAATAAAATACTTGCTCCTCCAAATTTACTTTGCGCAGTTGAAATAACTGTATTTCCACCTCTTGTTAAACTAAAGTTGTTGTTTGAATTATCAGTAAATGTAGTACTTCCATTTGTTCCATTCCCATGCAATAATAATTGTACTGATGAAAAATTAGGGTCAAATAATTGTAAATTACTGTTCGTCACCGTTGCCGCTCCGCTTACACTTGCCGAAATATTCTTAGCCGTTGTAATTGCTGATGTCGTTGTGCCGTTTGCAGTTAAAAAACTTTCAAGCGTTGCCGTTCTAAACAATTCAGCATTTGTCACAGAACCAGCAGCCATTAGTGATGATACAAATGTAACACCGATACCTGCCTCGACCGTTGTCTGTGCTGTTGCAGTCATTTCTGCGGAGATAATCCTTGTTATCTTTGCGTCAACTGTTGTCTGTGCCGTTGCGTTTAACTCAGCATTGACTGTGTAGGACAATGTAGCATCTGCTGATGTTGTAGCAATTGCATTAGTTTCAGCGTTAACGGCAATCGTTAACTGTGCCGCACTTTCAGTAATTGCAGCAGCATTCATTGATGCCTCAATGACTTTGGTAAGCGTAGCGTTTAATTCTGTTGTTGCACTTGTACTTGAACTACTTTCTAATGTAACTGTACGGAAAATATCAGCAGAAACAGTGCCTAATCCTGTTAAAGCTGCATCCACACTTACTAAACCTTGTGTAACAACATCAACCGCAGCCGATGTCGTAGCATTTGCATTTAATGTACTTGATAAAGTTTTGCTCACCAAAGCATCGCCAACTAAAGTAGCATTTGCATTTAGTGTGCTATCTATATTTATAGCTTTTGTCACCGCAGCAGCTAAAGTGCCATTTGCCGTAACATCGCTATTAATTGGTATCACTTTTGTAGCATCAGCAGAAACATTGCCAGATGCGGAGAGGGAAGAGTCAAGTAATACTTGACCTTGTTGGCTAACAACTATTTCAGCGTTTGTCGTTGCTATGGCATTCATAGCCGCAAGGACATTATGTATTACCTTAACATTGGAAGATAGGCTTGCATTGGCTGAAAGAATGGAGGCAACGGTAACACCGGTAAGTATGTATGAGTCGTAAAATTCGCCTTGAAAACTTATAAATCTTCTATCGTGACTTACCTTTATATTTCTAACTTGATATAGTTTGTCATTCCATATAATACGACTTTCTTCGTCTATGCCTGTCGTATATCTTATAGTAAAGTCGCTTATATTTTTAGCAGTATTCTTACCATCAATCACCGTTTCATTTGATGGAGGCAATTTGCTTTCGGCATTCGCCCAAACTATGGCACTATCTGCCCATGACTCCTGGGCAAAGCCTGTATCTGATTTTGAACGTGTGACATTTTGGATGGTAATCCTATCACGCATTCGACCAATAATTTCATTTTTGTTGTATTTCATTAGAAATATTGAACTCTATATTGGTCTAAAAGATATTGAGAAGCCGTTGGTAGCTTTCTAACGTAATCTTGTCTATTCTCGTATGTATCGGCTATCATTAATAAAATAGCTTGTCTTATTTGGTATGGTACACCGCTACTTTCTGTGTCGTAGCCAGCCGTATAGGTAATCGTAACATCATTTATATTTCCATAAAGTGTTGGCCATGTCTTGCCGTAGCCAAGAGTTAACCTTGCAGGCTTACTAAATGTGTCAACGACATAATTAGTAGATGCAAATGTTTGCGTAGTATTTTGGCTATCTGCGTACTGGAAATTAGTAACTGCAATAACTGGAGATACACTAAGATAAATAGTAGGATTTGACAACCTATCAAATTTCTCCGTTATTGTTTGTGTGATTAATGCTTGGTTAAGATAACTCTCTGCCACCATCCTTGCACCTTTGATTAAAGTATTTATCATTGTGTCCTCGTTTGAGTCATCAATCTTTAAATAGTCTTTAACCTCTTGCAATGTCCAAGGTTCATTTACCGGTGCAGTCGTTACTTTCCAACCCATTTTATTATATTTTAAAATGGAGGACTATATTTCAAGTCCTCCAAATTAGATCCCCAATGAAAGTTTACAGATTCTTTAGGTGCTTAATTGCAGCCGTATTTAGCAATTTGCCATCATACCTTGCATACATTAAGAAACCTATTTCCATCTCATCCATGAAACGCTCACGCAATGGCACAAGGACATTATTAGCAACCGCACGGATGATATATTTGCTCCAATCTCCAAAGTAAATAATCTTTGCATCTGCAGCTTGTGTAGATGGTAGATCATTATTCACAAAGAAATTGTATCCCAATAATCTATCAGGTGTACCTTCTCTCAATGATGGCTGGAACAATGGATTATTTGATGTATCGAAATTTAACTTTCTTACAGCACTCAAAATCTGGTCATGCATCATAAATGCAGCAGATGGAGAGTTACGGTAAGCAATGTCAACAGAGTGAACAAGGTCAACAAGATTAGCAGCAGTAAACGCGCCAGTAGATGCAGATTCTACACCGGATGGAGCAGCGTCTTTAAATCCTGTTGGTTTTCCTGAACCATCACCGGTAGTGAATGCAGTGTTCAACGCTCTACCTAAACGCTCACCTAACATGATAGGTAATTCGCTATTTAATAAACCAAACTCGTCATTTGCCCATTCAACAGATACCTTAACCAATGTGTTACAAACGTGAGCTGCAAAAGTTTCGCGAGTAAATGTCATGTCCTGAACAGTTACCGATCCACCCTCAGTATGCCAGTTAGCAGATGTACCAGTATCATTTACCTTTGGCCAATACAATGTGCCAGCTTGTGGAGTAGTGATTATACGGCTAACCTGTAACATAGGGCCATAATAAGCCATTGTTCTTTCCAACTCGTTTGAGAATTGGTAAGGAATGACATAACCACCAGCCAAGCCAGTCTCCGCAGTTGTGATAGTTGCAGTACCACGCATCTCACGAAGCAATGAACGCTCTGTGTTGTTTAACTCTCTCTTTGCAATAGCCTTCATAAATGCAGAGTGGTACTCTGGTGACTTTACAATCTCTCTTTGATTAGTAGGCAATGCAGCAACAGTTTGCTCAACCTCGCTTAATCCTCTTGACTCAGAGTTGATTTCATTCCATCTTTCTAAACGAGAAATCTGGTCTGTATAACTTTTAAAAGATGCATCTGCCTGATCCCATTGTGCCAACTCATCAGCTGACATTAAGCGACCTTCGGCTGCGGCTCTTTTTTGTAGGTCTTCCATTATCGCATAATCGGAAGCCCGCTTTTCTCTTAATTCCTTAGAATTC